ATAAATCAGTAAGTAAGTCATGTTCAAGTGATCTAAATAAGTCGATTAATCAACCTCGTGTTGTTTACTCAGCTGGTTATGACACTTGTGCTGCTCACTTAAAAGAGTATTTTAAAGATAATACCACTTCAGAAACTTTAAGTCGTGAGGACATTATTAAAATTATTAGTTTTAGTAATTTTAAATGGTTTAGAGCTCCGGTTTGTTCATTTAGGTTTGGTAGTGAAATATTTGATTATGTTCGTGCCAACTTAGATTCGTACCCTGGGCACTATAGTTCAAAAATATTCGGTAATACAAAAAGTTTTGGTGATGAACTTTCTCGTAATGTAGCCTATAAATTATGGACTAAGATGTTCGATCGTCCGATTAAGAATTTGTATTTGTGGAAAATACTTGGTAGAGAGAAGGATATTAAAGTAGGTGATTACACTAAAGTAGATAAGGAAGTTGGTACCCGTGTCGTTATGACGTGCGAGTCACCAATTACCTACTTCTTAATGTGGATGGCACAGAAGTTCAATTACATTTTAGCTTATGCAAAATGGGATAGAACTTTTAATTTAAGTGGTGAATTTAATGCTGATAAAGCTTTTAAATTAACCAAACGTGCATTGGAATATGATTATATTCTTGAAGCCGACTGGTCTTACTACGATTCAAATATTGATACTAATTTCCTTGAAATTGGCGCTGCTTTACTTTGTAATGGTGTCAATAAGAGTAAGTTAGAGGATAATATTATTGTAACGTTTATAATGTCAGTTGTTACAAAGTATGTGATTGTTCCACCTGGTATTGTAGTTGAGTTAAATAGATCTCAACCGTCTGGTCATCCGGCTGGATCGTTGATTAACTGTTTTGTCAATTTAATGTACTGGTGCATTATTGGTTACAAAATTTACGGCGAAGATTATGCTGATAACATGCACATTGAAGTCTATGGTGATGATACTCGTGCCTATTTTAAGCATTCGGACAATCTATCAAATATAGATGAGTACATCAAAGAGGTCGGTTTAAAATCAGATCCAGTCTTACCAAATATTAGATCTACAAAGGTTGATTGTGTACTAAATTCAGATATTGACTTCTTAAAAAGAAGATTTAATACTGTAGATTTTGTATGGAATCATAAGAAAATGTTTGATAAGTGGTTGTATCAGTCAAGAAATCGTAATCTTTGTGACCAAATTCAAATGGTTAATAGCTATATTGAATCAGTCCCAACAGACAATGACCTTAAAATTATTGTTAAAATGTTCAACAACTGGGTTCAAGAAAAGTATCCAAATGAGATTGATCGTAATACGAGAAAAGTAATTGAATCAGTCAATCGACTACTCGATGATGATATAGAAAGGGTTAAATCATTCAAGTTTGAGTTTTCAGAAATGAATGCGTTTAAGTCATATGATGAGCAGCTCGATTTACATAAGTTTAGTGTATGTAGATTGAGCTCACATTGGGTAAATGAGAAATTTTCAGATAACTATAGCATCGCTAAACATTTAATTCTATATTATTTAGGATTAGATTATCAACAATTAGCTGATGCTAAGTTGAGTGATTTCTCGGGCATGAATCATCCACCGCCTTTATTTATTGAAGATAAGGAATACACGCTAAATCGTACTGAAAGGTTATTAAAGCGTGAAACTTATAATTTATTAAATAAGTTTACTCTAAAGTAGTGAAAGTTTTGTTCCGGGTTAACGAAGCT